ATTTTCGTCTGAGTCTGTATCAATATTTGGGCTAGAGAAGTCTGTATCTTGCTTAAGGTATGAAAAAGTTGTATTATGATTAGACGGCATTTTATGGTGTCTAACATTTAATCCTCTTAATGACCCTGTTTGAATTGGGATACCATTATTGTCTGTAGCCCATACATCAAAGTCATCTGTATTTGGATAGTATTCGTTTTCATTCTGCCAGTATCCAGTAGTGTTTGTAGTTGTTCCAATATAACTTGTATCTAAGTATTGATATACTTTAGAAGTAGGATTACTACTAACAATTTCTCCAGTATTTATTGGAATAGTTCCTACTGAACCTAATCCAACTTCACTCATTAAACTATTTTCAGTAATTGTTCCCCCAATAGCCTTAAAGTTACGTCCAGGAATATGGTAAGCAAATGTCTCACCCCCATCTTTTAAAATGAATGATATGTAGAAAGAATATACTTCTCCTCTACGATAGGTCTTCTTTTTGAATAATAAATTTTCTACATCTCTGTACCCTTTACTTGTGTTCTCCTGTACAGGTTTAATTAAAGTATTAATGTAAGGGAATATAGAGCCAACTTGGTCTCCATCTGGATTGAATAATTTTGTATACCCTTCATTTAAGTTGAATATATCATAATATCTAGGATCAAATTTGCTGATAGTTTCTACAACAGCTTTAAGTTGAATGCCATTAGCAAACCTTTGAAACCCTAGATCTTTACGTGCAGTTAAGTTGGCAGCATAAAGTTTGTTATCGAGTTGAGTAATAGATTTAGCAGTTAAGAATTTTACTTTATCTATTACAGCTTCTTCTATTGAAGATTGAGCAGAGTTTTCTAAACCACTGTAAACAATCTCTACCTCATTTGGTAGAAGGTTACCAACTGCAGATGTGTTAATCTCTACAGGCTCTAGCTTATAAACAAATTCAGCATTTCCGATTCTTTGTAAAACATATGGAACTGCATACTTATAATCAGTGTTTACACGATTAATTGTCCACTTAACAGATTTATTAGTTTGAAACTCGTTAGGAGATCCACTGATGATTTCTCTGGGGATTGTGTCTTCAGGAGAAGGAACAACGTAAACAGGGTTTGATAAAGTGAGAACGTTAGTCTCTGTAAAGTCTTTGTCTGCATATGCTACTCCTAAATAATAAGTTCCACTTTCTACTCCTCCACCTTGAAGGATTTCTACTGATTTGAATTCAGGGATTCTTCCAGAGTCCATGAACAAATTAAGTATTGCTACATTTGCTGAAGTAGCTGAATAAAGATTTGTCTCAATACCTCCGTTGTCTAAATATTCTATTTGACGAGTTACGTTAAATACTCGTGGAGGATTATATTGACTGATATATTTAATACCAGTGTTTGGTTCAGTACTTTCAGTAAACTTGTTATCAGTAAAGTAAGTTATAAATTCTCCTGTTGGAGATACTCTAAATTCACCAGTAATAGGGTGCTCTACATCAAATGCTAAGTCTCCATCAATACTGTTTTGATTTGTGCTATAAAGCATACGACTTGTTGATGCTGAAACATCAATGTAGAAGATTCCTGAATAACTGATACCTGATTGAGTAACAGCCCCAAACATTAAAAAGTCATCATTAGAAAGAGCTATTTGTCCAACAACATTAAAGAATCTAGAGCTGTTTGGGTCTTTTAAACGAGCAACAAGAGAGTTACCTTGCTCACTAGTAATTGCCCCTTTATCAGAGTCAATTACTGCATTCAAAGCATCTCTAAAGGTACCGTCAATCTGATCGATTCTAGCGGTATCTTTATTCATTCCCTTAATAAACTTCTCAGCCTGTCCTGCCATTGCTCTTAATTATTAATAGTATCCTCTTCCGTATGATCCACGGTTCAATTCTTCTCTTGTTCCTAAATTCTCGAAGAAGTTAGCATGTCTGTTTAAGTTAGGTATAAGTCTAACCCACTGATTCATGAACGATTCGTACTTGTCGATGCTTGGGTAGTTAGCAGCATTTCTTGCTTGTGTGCAATAGAACTTCCATTTACCGTCAGCAAAATCATACCCAATACCATTCATAGAAGGAATGTAACCACCTAACAACATTTGCTTATAGATGTACCAGAACATAGCTTCTTTGTAACTGATGTTGTCTGGAACCATTGGGTAACAGTCTTCGTCTACTGGAAATGCTGTATAGCTTAAACAAATGAAACCTTCTTGAAATGAAGTCTTAATATAATCTCCGTCTACAACGTAAGTCTCTTTTGATTTAGCAAATTGGTTTGAACACTTATCACAGTGGATATGTGCAGGGAATGTGCTTGTACCGTATTGAAGTGGAGATAGTGGTTGTGAAGCATTCATGTAGACATTTTCTACAACTGAAAGTCTTGCATTAATTTCACGAAGTTGATAGTTGTAGCCAATAGCATCGTTAGGGTTAGCTAATATAAACTCGTTTAGAGTTTTAACTTCAGCCAATAGCTCAGTGAGTTCAGTAGAAACTGATGGATTAGCTGCATTGTTTACAGCAACTTGATTAATAAAGTAAAGATCAGACGGCATTATTGCCTTCCAATCTTTGATTTGAAGAACACAGCCCTTAGTGCTAAGTTGGGGTGTTGCCCCAATATGCTCAAGTGCTTCTCCAGTCCATTCAATTGCATCATCGATCCAGTTATCTCCAGGGGGTTTTAAATCCCTCATAACCTTTCGGATGATTGCTTTACTAGATACAAGTTTGTAGATCATCGTTTCTTAAATTTCAAATATGCTATATCGTTTGTTTTTAGCAGTGCTATCAACTTCTCTTTGTTTCCTTTCTTACCTCTAGTGGCGTCAAATCTGTAAGCAGACTTGTTCTTTACTTTAGCTTTGTATTTACTCCAATGATACTTACAGTAGTATTTATCAGTGTAGTAAACCTGCCATTTCTCCCCTTCTCCAGTTGCACTATCGAACAACTTTACTCCTTTCTCAATAAGTTCTTTTTTGTACTTATTGGTCTCTAGCCAATCAACAGTTAAGTTTCTTGGGTCTCTTTCTACTCTTTTAATCGATAATGTTCCGAGGTTACTTTGCATGTTAAACTCATACCCGTCAAGGAGAGCTTCAACTATAGCTAAGTTAAACTCGGAACATATATCAGAAAATATTTTGAAACTTAGTTCGTCTTCAGTTTCAGTTGTATAGTCTTTATGTACGGCTTTTAAAGTGTGTGATTTGGCTTGCATTCAATCAACACTTCTTGCCACCCATCATTTTCTTTTTACCTGCAGCGGCCATAGCCTTAAACTTAGACATAGCTCCACCTTTTTTCATCTCTTGAGCATTTTTAATAGCATATTTTTTATTAATTTCAGCAGCCTTTACTCTAGTGTTTAATTTTTCCAAAGCTTCTGGTGACGTAGTTTTAAAACTAGCAGCTTTATCAAAATTTTTATTAGCTTTTCCAGCAGCAGCACTTTGATATAAAGCATTTGTAGTAGCGTCTATTTTATCAAATAAACCTTTTTTACCACCATCTTCAAACTTTTTTTTACCAGCCATGTTTGCGTTACCTTCTGCTTGATTTTGACGAGCATTAGCTTGCATACCAGTTTCAATTCCTCCAAATGCATACTTTTTAGGAGGTTTAACACCAGGTGCACCAAATTCCATTTCGTTAGATTCCTCCATAAATGATGGCATACCTTTTTTCATTTTTGGCTTAGAGGTCTTGCCCCCAGCTTTATACATTGATTTCATGTTTTCTTCTTTTTTAATTTTAGATTCTTGCTTAAGCATTTCTTTAGTAGGTTTCTTTCCAGAACCTTTTTTAGCTCTTATATTATCCCAAAGTCCTCTCTTAGAGTATGACCCGTCTTTTCTTTTAATCAGCTTGCTCATCTTCTTCTGTTTTATTTAACATCTGTCTTTCTTGACGTGCTTTTAATGCTCTTTCAACATTGAACCATATTAGGGTTACACCCCCTACTATTCCAATGATCCAAGTTATACTGTTTGTAAACATTGCATATGATATTGTAGCCCATGCTACATTCAATCCTGCCCATTCTCCGTATTCGGTTATCTTTTGTGTGTCAATGTTGAATGCCATTTTATTAAGTATTACCAGTTACTGCAACTTCCACAGTTCCAGATTCTAAGTGATTTGTTAATTCTTGATTGAGGATCGTTTGCTGTTTTTGCACTTGTAAGTTTGGCCTTCATTCCACACATTCTAGAACAGAATGAGTTTCTCCTACTACCACCTTTAGGTTGAGGAGCTTTTAGATTAGACCCAGGGTTTTCTCTTTCGTAAGACTTTCTGCCTTTTTCGTTTAAGCCCCCTTTTGAGTTCTTACCTTCTTTATTTTGCCAAGCTGCCATAGTTACAAAGTTAGTTAAAAATTGTTATTCTTTAGAAGATTGTTGTGGGGATCCTGGAGATAAATCTTGATTACGGTCAAGCACAGTATCTGTAAAGGTTCCAGCTAATAATCGTAATTCTCCTTGCATCATTCCTTGAGTAATACCTTGGACCATATCCATAGGCATTGGAAAGATATCAGAGCCTGAATAGCAAGGCTGTCCTGCACAGTCAATAAATTCTGAAACTTCTTCTGGGTCTTCGAATATTCCACGTACATTGACATAATCAGCACCTTTTGGATTAAGGACATACAAATAGTCTTCAATCATAAAGGCCTTAGTATTGTTTTTGGTAAACTTTTCAGCTGAGATGTAATTAGCTTCAAATGCTTTAATCATTTGAATTCTTCCTAATCCTGTTATATCCCCTACATATGTAATAGCTTCTTCAAAGTTAAAACGGACTGTTCTTGGGATTTTCTTTACACTTTTATAAGCAGGGCAGTTAAGACTGATATTACAGCATTTAGAAAGATCTACTTTCTCTAATTGCACACACTTTAAGTCTTGTTCTAAATGACGAGTTACTAAGCCATTTCTTGCATAGTCTCTACGTATAAATACAGCACGATAGTGCTTAATGTTAAATTTGATTTGAGCCAAGGATATTACCTCATCCTGAGAGCTACGTCCACCTCTAAATAGATTTAAAAGGTTAAATGAAATTTCATCTAAAGTCATCTTTCTGTATTTTATCTAACATTGCTTTGTAAATATCCTTCAAGTCCTTCGTCGTGATTCCAAATGAATGCCTGAGCTGCTCTTAATGCTTGATACCCCATTTTCTTATGCCACTCATCTAGAGCACATATTGAAGGAAGGAATCTTACCTTAACACCTCGGTATTCGTTTACCTGTTCTTTATGGTAATGTCCACAATGAGCTTCTCTAAACTCAGTTGCTGCAAACATTTCCGGTTGTTCAGTAGCCATTATTAGTGGCATATCTGAAGGTTTTTCGTTATCTCCGTGGGTAAACATTATCATGTTTTTCCCGTACTTGTAATATTTTCTTGGCATTGTAGAGTTATCTACAGTAACACTTGGGTCGTTTCTATACCACCCTGCTAGGACATCCCCAGCATAAAACATTCTCTCGTAATCATGGTTTCCCGATACAACAATAATATCAACGGGAGCCACATCTTTCAAGAAATCTACTGCTCTAACTATTAGAGTCCAGTAACCTTTAAATGATTCTTTCCATCCTACAGTATCGTGTTGAGGGGTACCTTTTGTTGTAGCCATTCTCATTCCGTCTGTATTCATTCCATCGTTTCCGATTGGGAGAAGAATCTTTTCGATATTTATCCCTCGACCTTTGTTAACCAAATCCTCAATTGTATCAAGGAATTGTTTCTCCATTTCTTCTAAGGTAATATCTGTTAACTTTCCATAGTGAATGTCAGGTAAAGATATCTCAAGGGTAGACTTCAGTTTGTAGTCAACTCCTCTGCCTTTAGTTATAACTCTAGCTTTAGGACTATAACTAGCTGCAAATTCTTCAATGTCTTTTTGAATCTCTTCTGCCGACCTATCATTTTTGGTAACTACAGAGAACCGTTGTTCTCCTTTCATATTCTGCCAGTATTTAACGGAATTGACCATTGAGTGATCAATACCGTTTTTATCTAAATACTGTTCAAACTCGTTTATAACATTGTCAGAATCGTTATCAAGTGTTTCAACCTTTACGACCTTTCTGTTAATCTCTCTACTTTTTGCTCTTACAATCTTTAATGCTGCAGTAGCATCATGTAAACTAACCTTAAACTTTCTAGCTACTAATGCTGGCCCTTTCTTTAAGAACCAAGGTCGAGCTGTTAACGTCTGGGTTAGTTCTAATAGCGTCATTAATACCCATGTGTTTTTGTATACCAAAGTGTTGAGGCAGTGCTATCAGCTGCACTTCCATTTTGAACTGCTAAAACTAAATATAAAGGATCAGTATAATTAATATTTCCTGCATTAGTAATTACAGTTCTTCCAGCTGCATTTTCAGTGTCATCTGTGTTTGCATTTTGAGTTGCATTAAGAACTATAGTATTATTTTTATCAATATACACTTGCCTAACAAATTGAGCATGGATATTAGCAGCACTAGCTGTATGAGTTCCTAATAGTACAGGAGTTCCTGTTAAATCTGCAGTTGTATTAAAATACATTCTCATAGTGCAGTTTCCTGCAACACCAGTTTTAAACCCTCTAGCTCTAATTTCTAAAGTAGAAAATACTGCACCACTCATATCTAGGGTATTAGCTGTGATTAACAAAGCTCCAGCAACTGCATTTGCAGTAGTAGCTGTTACTGAACCTAGTGACTTAACTGCTCCTATGTTTCCACCAGGGCTTGCTAGACTTATTATTGTTCCCATATTACCAAGTATAAGCAATTAATAATGTTGTACCAGTAGTGTCATAGGCAAAGGTATTTGCTGGAAAACGATTATCTCCACCCCCTGCATCAAAACTTACAGTCGATCCTACAGGTAAATCAGATCCTAATAAATTAATAGCAATAGTTCCTACATTAGAAAATGAAATGCTATTTACAGCAACATCTAATGTTTCAGAACCATTATCATTAATATTAAGGTACCCTACTTTTTTAAGTTGATTGTTTAAACCATCGTTTAACAATACTTCTACACCACTATTGTAACTCATGTTAGTTAATTATTTTTATTAAAGTTTCTATCTGATCTGCTGATAAGCTTTCAGGAAGAAGTTTCTCATTAATCATCTTGAGTTCTAGAGTTACCTCTTTATCAAGTTCAATGTTCACATCTGCTATCTGTTGCTTACGAGCATTTATTAATTCCACATTTTCTTCTTCCATTGCTTTTAAACCCTCTTCGTTTTCAGCCTGCATGAACTCTTGAGCTTTTCTCGATAGTTCAATAAATGCTTCTGAGGGAGCAGCCATAACTTCTAAAAAGTCAAGTTCTTTCTTGATTACGTCACAATCTTTTAGGACGATCATTGCATACTTAACTCCTTTTTCTCCACGAGTTTCATGTAACACTTTATACATTTCTAGAAACTCTCTACGAGTAGCGGTGATGTTCACACCATACTTCTCTTCTTGTTTAATTACGTTCATAACTATTTGTTTGTTTGGTTTTTACTTATCTATTATTCAGCAGTAGCATACACTCTGATCCATGCATCTACACCGTTAATTTGTACTTTAATTGCCCCAGTCTTAGCACCAGCTGTTGCAACAGAACTAGATAATGAGTTAGCTGATGCTGCTCCCGATGTTCCTGTAAAGTTAGTGAAAGCTCTTGTGGTTGAAGAAGCAGCCTGAACTACTATTCCACCTGTTCCAGCAACAGTTGCTCCTGGGTTTAATGATATATTTCCACCAGTACCTGCCCCAGAAGTTGTTCCAGCATTAAGTGCTATGTTTCCTCCTGTACCTGTAGCAGTGGCTCCACCTGTAAGGACGACTCCACCACCTCCAAATGTTCCTGCTGAATCACCTCCAGACAAGTAAGCTATACCACCATTAGCAGCAGCTGATCCAGTGCCTGCTATTACTATAAGACTTCCTCCAGTAGATGCTGATGAAGTAGTTGTACCTTGAATTATTAATGTTTGTGGAGTAGCAGAAGTACTCATGGAAATATATTGAAGAACACTTCCATTTAACCCAATTCCATTATTTACGTTTAAATCGTAATTGTAAAATGCAGTTGGGGTTGAAGATCCAATAAATACTCTACCTGCAGAGTTAATTGCAATACCTTCATTTTGTCCATCACCACTTAACCACCCTAAAGCATAGATATTATATCCAGCTCCGTTTAAGTTAGCAGTTAATGTAGTTAAACTTGCTGCGATTGTGATAGCTCCTGAAGCATTAGTTACAGTTACGTTAGTTCCTGCAGTTAATGTTGCAAGAACTGGAGATAAACCTGTACGTCCAATTGGAATTTGACCGTTAGTTGCAGCCCCTAAAGCTGTTAAAGCTGATGTTCCGTTACCTACAAATAAACTATTAGCAGTTAAAGTAGCTAATCCTGTACCACCATTAGCAACAGGTAATGTTCCTGAGATTCCACTAGTTAAACTTACAGGACCTGTTACAAATGCTGATGTAGCATTATTACAAAGAGCTAAGTTAATATTAGCAGGGTTTACTTGCAAAGTAATATTATTACTTGCAGTTGTTACAGTCAATAAACTATCTAAAGATCTAATCCCTTTGAAATTCAAAGTGTTCTTATTTGTTACACTTACAAATAATGCCTCACTTGATGTTCCTAATGTATTTAGTGCAGGGAACAAATCTTGAATCAACAGCTTATAGTTAGCTGCAGTTCCATCTGCTAAAGGAAGGTGGTGGGTAGCTCCTATGCTTGTTTTAGCAATTAGTGTAAGAGAACTTATAGGTAATGACATGTTATTCTAATTTTATTTTGGATGAGTCTTCTAAGTAAATAAACGACAGATCTTCTAACAAAAGGTAAGGAGTGGTATCCACTATAACTACCCCAGCCGTAGAATCTGATATAATACAGTCTTTACAATATGATAAAGTAAAGTAATTTACAAATGTTTGAATGTATGGAACATTGCTTGAAGGAGTTACAGCACCTATGTAAGATACTCCTGGCATATCAGCTCCATTAAATATACAATCTAAAGATGATGTTTTATCTTTTCTATTTAGAAGATAAAGAACTAATTCTAGTTTTTTAAGTTCTAAGGTTGAGCATTTTACTCCTCCTACAACTTTATTGTAGAAGCCAGTACCTTTAGAAGCAAGACATAGCCCTAAAGTGCTCAACATTTGGTCGAACGTTACATTATTTATTCTATCTGGAACGTACCCCATATTTCCTGTTTAACATCCACAAGCACAAACTTCCGTACAGAATTCTTTGGCTTTGGTGTATTTATTAATTGCGTCAGTTACATTGTTGTTAATTGCACTGTACTTAGCAGATTCTGCTAGCAAGTGAACTTTTTCTGCTCTATGCAGATCCTCATCACAACGGTCACAATCACATGTGCAATTAATTGCATCATTTACTAGAGTGGTTATACAACAGTCTAGTTCACAGGTTCCTACTGCATATTTTTCAAGGCTTACAGGTGCAGAAGTTAAGGAATCAATTGTTATAACTCCATTAAAAACTTCATTGGCTTGTACAGATGTAATCTCCCATTGCCAAGTTGTACCAGTTGGATTAGTTAATACTCCTACAGTAGCTGAAGTAAAAGTAGTAGTGGTAATCTCGTTAGTAAAATTTGCTGGGGTCGGTTGCCCTTGAAACAAAGCAGTTAATGTTTTGCAGTCAGCAGAGATTGTAACACTGGTTATGGAAGTAATAGCCATTAGAACTTAAATTATATGGTAAAGATAATAAAAAGTAGGGGATTTGACTCCCCTACTTTTAAAAATAGATTTCAGATTAGAATAGCAATTCAGTATCTGTAACTCCCCAGTTAGCAGCAGATGTTCCTAAGAATACAACATCAGCTACAGTGTTAGCAGCAACTACAACTTTGCTGTAGATTTTGATGCTATTTAACTCACCTGCACGGGCAATACCAGTGCTAGAAGGCCATCCGTGAGCATATTGGATTTCTACAACCTCGTAAGTATTTCCAGACTGTGCAAACTCAGGGAATGCAAATGGGAAGTACATACGGTTGAAGTTACCATACTTAGAACGTTGAGCTTTCTCATCAGAAAGTGCCTGCCAGTAGTTACCAACTCCTGAATCACCACCTGTTATAACTTGTGCAGCAGTTGGTGTAAGAGTAGAACCATCAGAATAAGCAACAATAAAATCAAATACTACACCTGCATGACGAGCAGTCACGTCCAAAGTAGTCGTGTTGTTAGTTGCAGTAAACAAAGCATTTAATGTTTTGTTAGCAATAATTTTGTTACGAATTTGAGTGTACAAAGTTGCTTCAACACCAGCATGCTCAGCAGCATCAACCTCAATGTTGAAAATCATACGACCTGCAGCAAAGTTACCAAGCAATGGAAACTCGAATCCACCTCCTGAAAGGTCAAGAGCAGTACCATTTTGGTAGTAGTTAGCATAAGCAGTAGGTGCATTACGTAATGCAATACGAACCATTACAGCCTTACTTGCAGTAGGTGCACCAATGTCAACACGAATGTTGTGACGTACAGAAGCATCGTACCTAGAGTACTTAATTCTTTTGATGTCTTTAACATCAATGATAGGAGAAGCAATAACGTTGGTTCCAGAAGGCATAGTTTGAACAATCTGAATAGGGCCAGCAGCTGCTATCAATGAAGTTGTTAAATATGCCGGAGTTGCTCCTGCCAAGTTCCATACTCCGATCAAACTAGCTGCAGGTGCAGCATTTTGAAGGAAAGTAGAACCATCTAGCATAGTTCCGTTAGTAGTGTCAGTAATGTCATTAGCGACAAATACTTGAGATAAATTTGAAGGTGCCATTTTGTTTTAAGATTAGGCGTTTAACACATTATTTAATTATTCACTCTCGAATGTTTCCATCGTTTGAGTTTGATACCTTGGGTCTTGAATACCTTCCAGTATACTTTTTACAGTCATCTCAACTATTTCATGGTGAGTATGAACGGCTAGTTCACATCCTACTCCATTAGTATATGAGATTTCTACAGGTTTCCGAATGTATTTTATTTTAACATTCGGTACTACAAATTGATTATCGGTGTAAACATCGATGTAATTTTCTTCGATTGTATATGTTGGCTCGTGGTACCAACTCATATTGAATGGGTCGTCCATCATATACAAAATATCGTCATGTTGTCCAAATGAAGCCAAACTTATTCTATAGCTTCCTGTTGGATACGTTCTAGTCGTTTTAGTAATTGTTTCAGTTACAGCATGTTGTACATAAATTGCACTTGTCATATCACCGTCTATTATCCAAGTAGATTGTACTGAAACAGGGTTTCCTCCCCCCCAAATTGTGCCGTCCCAAGAAGTATTAATTAGATAAACTTGGTTGCTATCTAAATATGGGTTCTGTTGAGAAGTAGCTCCAGCTGTTCCTTCTGGGAAAGACATTGCTGGTCTTATACCAAAGTTATAGTTGTTGCTATCATACAGTTGGTCTGTTGTAATGGTTTCCCCGATAGGAAGATTCATTATTCCCTCCCAATCTCCCATTGAGGTGCTCCATCTGTCAAAGGTAGTTAATACGTACCCAGGTGCAGGAGGAGTTAAATCAATTCTGACACCACTTGCAACTTTTTGCACTGGGGTTATTAAGCTTTGTATGTCTACATTACAAGTAAAGTAAACATTAGCTCTTACTGATATTAAAAACAAATAGTCTAGTGGAAAGGTATACCGATCCACATAGACATTTGAATAGTTTGAAGTATAAACAAGTCCTTCAGCAGTAGTATCACCTGAGTTCTCTACTAATAAGTTACGAAGGTCATCTATTCTTTTCTGTGACTGCTCGAAACCTTTCCCCAAACGATTAGACGTGTAGTTAAATCTTTGCTTGATAAATCTCATCATAGCAAGGTTCAACTCATGGTCGATCTCTTGAGGTAATAAGTTGTCAACCTGGAAGGATGCAATTTTTTGCACCCCTTGGTTGACAGCTATATGCATTTCGTTAACAGTCATTGACTAGTTAGTTTTAGTGTTTCACTTCTTTTAAACGAGCTCTCATAGTGTTTAATGCTCCAGAGTTCTTCTTGTTTTTAAAGTAAATGATTGTGTCTTTAATGTCTTCCCCTAAAGTCTCGTCTTCAAATATTACTTGATTTCCGATTCTTCTAAGTACTGACTGCTCAACCATTTCTTCAATTTCTGCACGTAGTTCTAGATCTGCATCTAAAGCATATCGTAAGAATTTGTCTGGACCAGCTTCTTTAAGCTCGTACAAATTGTTTTCGAGTTCAATTTCAGATAATCTTGAAGGATCTCCTGAAGTTAATACTCTTGTAATTGCTCTCATCTTGTCGAAGTTTCCAGTAAGCTTGATAAATTCTCTATCAGCATCCTTTTTAACTTGAACTCTAGCATGTTTCTTTAACAAGTCTTTAGCTGGATCGTAGATGTAGAATTTCTTTTCAGAGTTGCTTCTCATCTCTTCCTCATTGCTTGCCACTTGTCTGTGCTTTTTACACCATTGGTAATAAACAAAGTCCATTACATTTTCAGGCATTCCAGTTTCATCTGTGTCAATGTTTAACTCAACTCCCTCGAAAGGAACTTTTAATGATAAACTTGCCCAGAAGTCTTTGGTTTTCTCTGGCCATTTCTCATGTCCAGGTGGTACATCAATTACTTTTGAGAGAATTTTGTTTTCTTCCTCTCCATCCAATCCTTTGAGTGGCTGACGGTTCACATAAATTGAACCGATTTTGATCTTTGCTCCTGCTCGGATCTCTTTTGGTAAGTGGTTTAAAACCTCTAACCTTCTGATTATAACTGTCTTCATCTTGTTTTTGTTCTTTTTGTATTAGTAAGTATTAGGGGAAAGAATAACCTAATATTGTAAAACTATAAAGATAAAAAGGAGCAGGCAGAACCTGCCCCTTTTTTAGTGCAAACCAAACACAAATTACGATGCAATACACTTAAGATCCAAGCTTGTATCGAAACGACGAAGTAAGATACCAGCAGTCTTAAGCATATGAACAGATGCACCGTCTATATCACTAGCACGGCTATCGTTACCAGAGAATCCTTTCGGAACTACTGATCCAGCAACACACCAACGAAGTAACTCACGACCTTTTTTATTGATCATTTGTAAGTTGTTTTCTCCGTCATAAGTTGATTGGTCAACGAATACCATACGGTAAGATTCAAGTGGAAGACCTGATACTGGGTGCTTCTGAGAAGCTTGAGCAACAGGGCCATGATCAAACAAGTGAGACTTAACTACATTCACTGAATAACCATCAACGTGTTGGTAGCTAGTAAAGTAACCGGTAATTCCTAAGTTACGACCAGATCCAGTGATGAAGGTTGGTTGAGTTGTTTGTAAGAAAGGATTTCCACTGTAGTAAGACTTAAGAGCTTTGTCAAACTCACGAGCTCCACCAATACCAGTGTAAAGGGTAACTTGCTTGTCTGTAGCGTCAGTCATACCATAAAACAAATCTCCAATTGTTTCTTCAAGTTTAGTTTGAGTCAACGTAGAGTAAGTGTCTTTGTTGATGATTTGCTCAAGAAGACCAGGACCTGAAATAACTGGCTGACCATTCTCATCCAACATCGTAGAAATACCAGATGCATCGTGAGTTTTTTGACCGTACCAGTAGTACATTTCACACTCTTCTTTGAACTTCAACATGTGACGGTACTCTTCGTAATCCATCCACAACTTAGTTTTGCTACCCTCTTTCAAAGGAAGTTCGAATTGTGCAACGTAATCTTTAGCATTTCCAGAGAAGTGATAAGATTTACGGATAGTTCCAATTTTAGAACGAACTAAACCTGGAGCAGTCCAGTTAGAAGCATTTCCACGAGAGAAATCTACACCTACGTTAGCATACAATTGACCCCAAAGAGCACCAGCAGTTACGTCAGCCAAAGGAACGTTAGCAGTGTCAGGAGATACAATTTTCAAAGTATACTTCCAACCTGCACCGTCTGGAATTGGCTCATTCATGATACGTGCCAATACACCTGATTGAGAAACAAGAGTGTAAGGGAATACGAACCATTTGTCTGGGAAAGTTAAGTAAAACATAGACCCACCTGCACCAGCAGCTGCGGCTAATCCTACAGTAACAGGACGAACATTAATTTCGTGTGTTTTAACACGGTACTCGTACTCGAAACGATCGATAGATTTAGTGTTTCCAACACCTTCTGTTAAGAAAGATAATGGGAACTTTTTCTCTTCACGACCGGCTAGGTGAGTGATGATAGGAGATAACTCCTCTGGACGTTCCATAAGTGCATTAACCAATGAGTTAGTATCGGTCATCTGACTATCGTTATAGTACGTCTTTAAAACTTGCATTACTGACATGATTCTTAGTTTTTAAAGTTAATTTGCGTTATTTTTCAAACAGCCTCTTTATGTCCAGTTGGTCTGGATCAAATGTTTTTATTTTTCCTTTCTCAGCCTTTCCGAAATTCTTTACTCTTTCTTGATTGCTTTGAATTTTTTGTCTTAAGTTTTGTGCACTTGCTGATTTAACTTTTGTTGAGATAATATCACTCAACTCAAGCTTCTTATACATCAAGTAGTCTAATGCTAACTTAGCATCCATTTCTGCAGAAGCATAGTCAACGTCTCTTTTAGTACGTCCTTGCTTATCTACAGGTTTAGAGATGTAGTCAAAGAACTTTGCTTTCTCACGGTCTGGAATCTTAATCCCAGCAAATTCTTTTCCTTGCTCAATTGTAGTTGCAACACTCTCCCAAAACTCTTCAGTTTGTTGTTGTTGTTGTCTTTGAGTTTCTCTTTGACGAGCTACAATTTGTTCTTTCTCTTTAGCTTGTCCAGCAGCAAGATGTTTTTGTGCATTTAAAGCTCTGTCATATAATTTGCCAGAGTCTTCATAGTCATCAATCATATCTTTAATGAAATCATCATCATGCCCTTTCTCTCTTAAGTATTCAGTTAAGAATCCTTTTTGAGTTCTAGAGTCGTCTCTGTCAATTTCAATCTGACCGTAATCCAATGAAGGATTGTAAGTCTGAAAGAATTTGTCAGGATCTCCACCAGCAAGAACATAATCAAGATGTTTTTGCACAGTTGGGAACTGCTCAAACAATGCTTGAAGTTGATCTTCAGCAATCTCTTTAGCTACATCTTTAGTAAACTCTGCTAATCCTTCTTCAGTATCAGCATAATCTTTTTCTAATTCGTAGCCTAAAGCTTTTGCAATTGAATCTGTGATTGACTCTTCACCATTGTCTTCACCGTCATTTTCTTCTTCATCATCAGAGTCATCAAAGACTCCTCTTTTAGAAGAACGTCTGGGAGCTGGATCGTCATCAGCATCATCTTCGTCATCATTGTTAGTATCATCGATGTCTTCATCTTGATCTTCAAGATCCTCATCGTTGTCAATGTTTTCAGCTTTATCCTCTTTTGGATTAGCTGTCTCAAGTCCATCACCTATAAAGTCGTCGAAAGTGATGTCTGAGAAGTCTAATTTGTCGTTTGGTTTACTCATAGATACAAAGTTATTACTTGTTTTCAATCAAAAAGCATAAATTTTATTTTTATACTTTGCTTTATTATATCACACTCGTCGTTTTCTGCCTACACAAGTGTAACATTTAGTTCCTCCTAATTTTTTTCTATTCTGTCTTTGAAGATCGTATATTTCATCGTCTTTTTTCTGTTCTTCTGGAGAAAGTTTATAGTAAGGGACGTCTTCTCTAATTTTTATTTTCTTAAAGTCTGCAGTAACGTTTTCTCCAAATACTCTAGGCTGCCCTTCAAAGTCAGCAACGTTTTTGTTTGTTACTGTATTAGCTGTATTTTGAGACATTCTTTTAGATTCTTCTAATCGTTTGCCTATCTCGTCTTGTACACTTTTTTTATCTAAATCTTTTAGAAGTGATGCAGGGTTTGTTAAAGTTTCTTCGTAAAGTTTAAGATCTTCATTATCTATATATGCTAAATCGTCGCTTTTTTTCTCTTTTTTATAATCATATAAAGATTTCCATTCTTTAATTTGTTCTTTTTGATAGGCTATTTGATCCGTTAAATCTTTATTTAAAATTACATCCCCTAAACCACCTGAAAGATTATTAAATTCTTTGAATGTTAAAGGTCTTTGCTCCAATGTTTTATTTGCAGTAAGAAATTTTTTGTACTCTTTTAAATCCGATTGCAAACGATTTTTACCTTCATCTTTGTAACCTTCTTCTTTTTCCCATTCACTTGGCTCATACCTATCAATGTTTATAGGCTGTGTTCCATATAAACCTTTTCTCATAACAAGTCCTGGAGAATATTTATCTTGCACAGCTGCGGAACTAGATCTTACACAGTCCTTTGCCCCTGGAAATTGGTTGCAGTACCC